CTAGATGAGGAGAAGCTATGGTTTCTAGAGTTGAAATACAACTCAATACCTAGTCTATCACAAAGTTGTCTCCCTGTAAAGTCAGTATCTTTATATTCATCGCCTAAAATTCGAACATCAGGCATGTACATTTCCAGAATGTCGATTAGCTCATGTTCATAGAGATACGGTATGATCTCATCAACGTACTTAACAGCCGCAAGTTGAGTGTAACGCTCAACCGTGTTCTGTATGGGAGTATTCTTTTCAATGCGATCCAAAGATGGATCAACGTGTAGAGCACAGATTAGATAATCACACTGGCTCTTTGCTTCTTTAAGCATAGTAATGTGTCCAGCGTGTAACAAATCAAATGCAGATGCAGTAATGCCTACACGTTTACCCTTTCTATTCATGTCAATCTCCTACGCTGCCATTCGGCTAAAGTTCTTCACTTTCTCAAATCTTACCACATGATCAAACTTCTCGAATAGTTGATCACCTTTGTGACTGATTATAAAGATATTTGAGTCGGCTGTCAACTCATTTATGATCTTTAGGAATTCATCAGTACCAGCGGTATCCAGTGAAGAGTCCATAATCTCATCCATAATGAGTAGGTTAGTCGATACAGAGTTTCTTAGCTTACTAACGGCTCGCCATGTGAATAGTAGGGCAAGGTCAATACGTAGCTTCTCGCCTTCGGAGAAAGAAGCATAAGAAAACACGTCACGAAAACGGCTCTTAATAGTTTCATTGAAGTTCTCATCCAGTTCAAATTGTACAAAGAAGTCCATAGCGGCTAGGTACTTGTTAATGAGTTTGTTCATCACAGGTACGTATTGCTTAATGATTCGAGTCTTGATACCGCCATCTTTTAGCATAGATGATACGATAGCCAATGTCTCTTTGTCATCAAACAACTGACTCTGACGGTTGTGGTAGGTATTTAGGTCATCTTCTAACTTGGTAATAGAAGACTGGTCGATAGCTTCCACTTCTTCTTCAGCACTTGTCAACTCTTTCTTGATACCCTTACAGGTGTTCATAGCAATCTTGTAGTTGGCATTGTGCTCAGACATTTCTAGGTTCTTAGCCGAGATTGTAGACTCTATAGTGTCGATCTCATCTAGACGTGCCTCTACACTATCAAATCGATCCCGCAACTGTTCTCGGGCTGATTCGACTTCAGAGATTTTGGCTGTTGTTCCTTCGATCTCTTGTGTTTTGAACTCGTGTTCGATACCTTGTCTACAGGTTGGACAATCATCGTGTTCGCTATAGAATTCGATATCTTTGCGTAGTTTTGATAGTTTATTGGAAAGTTGACCATCTACTTTCTGGAGCTCCTGTAGCTTTTTCTTCATGGAAGCTTTATCAGATACACTCTGGGTAAGCTCTGTCACCTCTTCCATAAGGGCTTGAACAGCTTCCTGCTCTGCTTCAATAATACTTATCTGTTCTTTGAGTTTAGCCTTAAGCTTGGCTACTTCACCCTCTCGCAACTGTCGAATAGATTCGTTATGCTCTTTTGCACTATCAATCTTATTCTTTAGAAGGTCGATCTGGTACTTGATTTCTTGGATCTCTTCTTTATTGCTAGATACACGCTCTTTTAATAGCGTATTCATCACAGTAAAGATTTGAATGTCAAGCAAGTCCTCGATCACTTCACGGCGATCTTTTGCGCTTAACTGCATGAATGGAACGAAGGTACTAGAACCAAGAACGACTACCTGACCAAATGACTTGTAGTTCATTTTTAAGATAGTCTCTTCTAGATACGCTTGATAGTCACGTACAGAAGCGTCTTGGTTTAGCAACGTACCGTTCTTCCAAATCTCAAAGATGTTTGGCTTGATACCACGCTTGATTGTGTAATCAGTCTTGCTAATCGTAAAGTCAATCTCCACCAACAAATCTTTCTTGTTGATAGAGTTTAGCAACTGTGGCTTTTTGATATTACGAAACGCTTTGCCATATAGAGCAAATGCAATAGCATCTAGCATAGTAGACTTACCAGCACCGTTGTCACCGACAATCAATGTAGACTTGTTACGGTTGAGGTCAATGCTAGTCCAAGCGTTACCAGTTGATAGTATATTTTTAAAACGTACTTGAGTGAATGTGATCATAGGCTCATAGCCTCTTGATACAATTCGTTAAGACATTTCTCAATCTTCACTTTGTCACCTTTAACTTCCAAGTTGTCTACGTACTGACGGAGAATCGTCATCGTATCTTGGGCTTCATCAATCAATTCAGACTCATCCACAACATCTAGGTTCTGGTGATCCTCAACGACTTTGATATCAGCAGGGCTAGCCTGTTGAAGCCGATCTAGGAACAGATCAAAGATGTATGGGTTGTCCTTAGTGTTTACTATAACTTTTATGAAGGTGTTTGTCAAGAGCGAAGTGTCAAGTTTCGCCACATCTTCAATAGTCATATCAGTGTCATCGTACACAATCTTATGGAACAACTTGAATGGGTTGCGCACATAAGTTATCTTGCGAGTGTCAGTGTCAAACACACTAAACCCACGCTTCTGATCGTAGTCAGACCAAGTCATCTCATACTGAGAACCTAAGTAGCTAATGTTACCATGAGAAGATGGTTGATGGAAGTGTCCAGAGTACACAGCATCGAACTTAGAAAATAGCTTACGGTCCATACCATGATCACACAAATGACCTTTGTCCATCTCATAGCCAACAATCTCGAAGTGACCCATTAGAATCTGGGCTTTCGTTTCAGCCATAGCTTTCATAGAAGCATCATAGTTTTCAGGATTGATCCACGGAGCAAGCATAATCTTACAACCATCCATATCTAACTCTACTGGTTCTTCCCAGTACAGATGCAGATTGTCATAGTTTGTATTGCCGTAGAGTTGCCTTAGACTGTTAACATCATTAGTATTTTTGTAGTACGTATCGTGGTTACCAGCTATCACATAGACTTGGATACCTTCTTCATTACACACTTTAAAGAATTGCTCGTGCATGTTCTTAGCAGTAACAAAGTTGATGTACTTACGTCTGTCAGTCAGGTCACCAAGGTGAAAGATAGTCTTGATATCATTTTCACGTAGATACGGAAAGAACACCTCACGATAGAACTTGTGTTGGTGCTCTGCTATAGCCGCATTGTCGTTCCTTGCGCCCCAGTGAGTATCATTCAGGATCGCTATCTTCATTCACAGTTTCCTCATCATCCATAAATTTCTCTAAGCCTTTTTTAGCTTTGGCAGCAGGCTTCTTCTTAGACTCCATACGCTTTTCGTATGTTTCAACAAAGTCAGATATGTAATCATTATCAAGGTCAACGTAACTGACTTCGCCACCATCTGAATCTCCCTCAACGAGGGTGCCAGAAAGTGCTGAATACTCAGTGACCTTGTGTCTAATATACACTTGTTTCTTCTCTTTGTCAATACGTCTGAGAAAGGCATACCAAATAATTTGTGTGAAGTATGCGAATGGATTAGAAGATTTATCTGGATTGAAGTTGCCTAGGGCTTGAATAGCATTCTCTAGACCGTCACTGATCATCTCTTCTTTATACGTATATCCAGAAAAGTTGGGCTTAGTAGCTAGACGTGTCGCAATTTGATAGATACACTCACCAATGTAATTGGGTATCTGTGGATCTGGCTCACCGCTTTCAGCGGCTTCTGCGCACACTTTTTTGTAGTCTATGATTGCTTGAAGGAACTCTGGGTTGTTTACATAGTTCCGTTTTGGTTTCTGAGTCATGGTTACCTCTCATTAGTCACTTTCATATAATATAACACAATAAAGATTGGTTGTCAAGCAAAATAATTTAATATTCCACTTGACAGGTGTTGGTGAGGTGTGTATAATGCCTTTAAGGCTAATAAGATTAGATTAATGTTTTGTAGATAGTTTACTGGTTAGAAGCTCTTCAAACATATTTTCAACATCATCTAGATATTCATCGTCACTTTGCATAGGATCGCTCTCACTCAGCTGGCGAACAAACTCATCGTAGTATTTAGACGCTCTCTCATTTGCTTTCGCAAAATGTAGTACATCCGCACGGTGAAACACGACAGTGTTTTCTTCAGATAGCATCAGATAGGACTTAGCGAACAGTCCTTGTTCTGGATGAACTTCTATCTGAATGGGATTCGATAGTGAAATCAACTCATCTGTATCATAGTCTAACACGCCCAAAAGATCAACCCCGTTGTGTAACTTTAGATTTACATACTCTGACATGGTAGTTATCCTTTAATGTCTATGTTATATATCTTAAATTCAAAACCTTCTGTACTGTAAATTTTAACACGTTCTTTGAAATGTTGTACAGCGAAATTTTCCTTTTGTTTCCACTGTAAGTCGTCTACTATATCGTAGAGTGTTGCTTTTTCTTTGCCGTTCCCCTTCCTGAGAACTCGCCCGATAGACTGTAGATTTCTGATTTTAGACTTAGAAGGACTAGCGAAAATAATATTGTCAAGACGCTTAATGTTGACACCAGTAGAAAAAGTACCGTAACTAGCCAATATAATATTATCGCTAGTAGACTCAGCAATTTTTCGAACACCTTCCCTTGTATCTGCATCAATTCCGCCATGAATGAAATGTACGTCTTTGCCTTCTTTTTGTAGCATAGGCTCAAGTAATCTGCCATGCTTGTCCACGAATTGGAATAGAATCAGCGTATTGCCTTCGAGGCTCCACGCAAGATTGCGAATGAATTTGTTTCGGGCTTCATTGCGTACTATCCAATCAATCTCTTCTTGGTAGCTCTTATTTCTATTTATCTGTCTGATTTCTGGGGGATATCCGAGGACAAGTGCTTTGATGTTGAAGTCAGCAAGTGTCTTTTCCTCAATGAGTTTCTTAGTCTCAGTGACTTGATATACTGGACCAAATAGACCCTCCAGAACAAGTTTGTGGGTTTGTGAGTCATCTAGTGTGCCTGTAAAGCCATATCTGTACTTGATGTGCGGAGTTTTCTCTAGAATCTTAGTAAGAGATTTCGCTTTGAATAGGTGCGCTTCGTCACCCATTACCACATCAAACTTTTCGAACCAGTCCTTACGTAACTTGTAGATAGACTGCCATGTTGTAATAGTATAATCCGCTTCTACATTCTTATCAACCCCTCCCATAATTCTATGAATGCTCAGTGGGCGATTCTTGTTGTATTCCGTAAAGTCGGATGCCATCTGAGATACAAGTGAAGTAGTTGGTACTACTATAAGTGCTTTTCGCCCTTGCTCTACATGATACCGTGCTAGTGTGTAAATGATGTACGACTTACCAGAAGCGGTTGGCGAGAGAAATAGTCCACGATTATTTTTGATCCCACGCACAATGGCTTCGTTCTGATAGTCACGTGGAGGGAATGCAGAATCAAACTCTTGAGCTAACTGGTAGCCAGCGTCTTTGTTAATCTCTTCAGTATTGAGAATTCCAGAGTCTATTTCAACTGAGTAGTCACGGGTGTTGCAGAACTTAATAACATGTTTCAACAGCCCAGCATAGACCATGCCACTCATAGCATTGAATAGACGTATCTTGCCATCCCACATACGGTTTTTGTATGCTGGCATGAACTTGTATCCTGGAACGAAAAACTCAAAGTGTTCACTCAGTTCCATTTTGATAGATGGTTCTGCGTTTACTCTAATGTGTACTTCGTCAATCTTCTCAATGAAAACTTTTGACATTAATAGGCGCCTGTTCTGAACCTTTCCCAATCAACGATAGTTTTGAGCTGGAAGCCTCTGTTACTCACCATCTTGATGATAGCTTCTAAGTAACTAACTTTCTCTTCCTGCATACCGATTCGAAGTGACATATTAATCACATCCGAATCCGCTTCTACGTATGTGGAAATATCTGATTTAAGAATTTTAAGGGAGATAGGTTCCCAGCCGTATTGCTTTAGCTCTGCAATATCTAGCTCACCTCTGTAGTACTCGCCTTTAAGTTTAACTAGCTGTTTATACTCAGCCTTCATTTTCTTGAGACGGAGCCCTTCATCGACATAGTGCTTGAAGTATTTGTTGTGTAACTTTGGAATATTTGCAGACTCGCCAGAGATATTAGTCTGGTCAATTTCAGAGTCTTTTGCCCACATTTCATAGATTTCTTCAATCTTCATTCTATAACCTCATATTAAAAAACTCAGTATCTTGTCAAACAACCTCTATGCTGTAAGAAGAATATTTGAAAGTGATATCTGTGGTAGGCACTTCAATTGTGCTGTTCGTAGTATTTAGCTGAATCTGTCCAAGGGATGTTGGGAACATATCTTTGAACATAACCTGTATATTAGGATTCTTACCACTTGTCAATAGTGTAAGTGTAGCGTCTGAATATACACCATCACCTTCGATCAAATTAGCGTATTGCGAAAAATTCTCTGGTTTAGTGAGACCGATCATCCAGTTCCAAGTCTCTAGGTAAGACTGTAGATTTTCGTCAACTGCTACTGTTAGAGTCAGGTCATCAAACGTAATCTTATCGCCAGGACGATAGATGGTTTTGAATGGAGTAAACTGTTCTGTTGATCCAGTACTGACACCAGGCAAGGTAGCACTTTGAACAAAGAACTTAGTTGCTGGTAGTCTGTGAATAGAGAATCTAAACTCTACTGGATTTAAATAGTTTTGTACTTGCATTGTGTACCTCGTTTGATCTACATTACTATTTATATGCAATAAAAAAGGGAGCCCGAAGGCTCCCAAAGAGATCAGTTAAACCTGATTCTTATTATAGCAAGTTAGCAATCGCTGTGCGACGGTAGTAAACGTTAGTGTTAGCACCTAGAGCGCCAGCACCGTTTACGCTGCCTTGAGCGAATGGGTTTGCAACCATGCCGTAGCGAGTTTTGAAGCCAATCTTAGATTGGAAGCTGTTCTCACCAACTGCACGAACCATTTGTAGAGGTACGTATGGGCAGTAGAACAAGCCAGCATCAAATGCGCTAGAACCTTTGTAACCAACTACTAGGAAGTTTTCACCAGCATATGGATCGATGTACACACGGAAGCGACCGTTTAGAACACCTACGAAAGTGTTACCAGTGTCATCTGGGTTCAAGTTGTTGCTGTTAAGAGCAGGAGTGTAGTCTAGTACACCAGCCATCTGTAGAGCAGATGCTACGTCAGATGAACAAAGGATGATGTTACCTTTACCACGGCGAGTTGCTTTAGCAATTGCGTTAGCTTCACGCTCGATTTGGAACATAAGACCTTTGAACTTCTCTACTGACCAACGACCGTTAGCGTCAACGTCAAGGTCGAAAGTACCAGCAGTAGCAGTCTCTTGTGAACCAGCAACAGCGTTAGTTTTAACAGTGTTGATAACTTCACGGTTGATTTCTGCAAGTAGTTCAGCAGAAAGCATGTTAGCTAGTTCAGTTTCAGCGTCAAGACCGTGAATTGCTTTCAAGTCTTGTGCTAGCTCAGTGGTGTACTCAGCTTTGAGCGCACGTGATTGAGCAGTTACAGACACTTTATCAATGCTGAATGACATTTCGTTGAAATCGCCACCAGTAGAGCCAAGTGCTTCAGCTGCCGAAGTAGACATACCAGTACCGCCAGCAGCGCCAGTGAATGCAGTGTCAGCTTCGCCGTAGAATGCTTCTGATTTAGAACCATCCGCTGGGCTTACGTAGTTAGAACGCATTGCGAAGATCAAGCCGGTAGGGCCAGTCATTGGCTGAACGCCAGCAATGTCGTATGCTACAAGGTTAGGCATAGCACGGCGAACAAGAGAGATTAGTACAGGATCGTAACCCTTAACGTCACCCTGCATGTCAGCAGACTGGTTTACAGGAGTTTCACTTAGAAGTGAAGCTGAACCGTAAGTTTTGCCTTCTTTGATAGCAGTTTCAGTGTTTTCAAGCAAAGTTGCAGTTACTGCCGCTTTGTGCTTGTCTTGAATGCTAGGGAGTGCTTCATGCTCAAGCACAGGACCCCACTTTTGCATTAGTTCTTCGTTTCTCATTTTCGATTTCTCCTTTTTCTGAGATTTATCTAATGTTATTTATAAAAACTTATTTTGCCAAACGACCAAGGCTTGCGGCGTATGCGGCAATCGCAGGATCAACAGCGACCTTTGATTCTGTCTCTTCAACAACTTCTTCAAGTAGTTCTGTAGCATCTTCAACAGGTGCAACAGCTTCAGTGAAGTAGCCATCTTTGATAGCAGAAACTTTAGTAGCATAATCTTCTACTGATTCAAAAGAAATGCCTTCAGCAAGAGTTGCGAGTTTTTCCACCTGAGTGTCAGTAAGACCTTCAGCGATTTCACGGAAAGAACGCTCAACTTCTAGTTGACGCTTTTCTTCTTTAAGAGCCATCATTTCTTCTACAATCTCATTGTATTTAGAAGTTTGCTCCTCAAGTTTTTCTTCCATCTCAGCAACGTGATCAACAGTTTCTTCGTCAATCTCGAGGTTATGCTCAGATACAAGTGACTTGATTCCACCAAGTAGCGACTCTGCAACTTCTACTTTGATATTGCTTTCGATTGCTACTTTATTTTCTTCCATCCAGCCTTCGATTACGTAATCTAGGTACTGGTCTACTTTTTCAACAAGCTCGTCTACAGCGACTTCAACTTGTTCTTGTAGGTCTGCTTCAAATTGCTCTTCAAGGGCAGCTTTTTCAGAAGTTACACGCTCATGCACAGCCGCTTCGAAAACGCCTTGTACTTTGGTCTTGAATTCTTCAGAAAGATCAGTGCCTTCAAATAGGCCAGTGAATGCTTCAGCTAAATCAAATTCAGCTTCTTCTTTCATGCCTACATCGTTTGAACCTTGAGGAGTTTTAACAGTGTCCTCAATGTTGTCTGCTTTTGGATCTACAGACTGATTCTTATCAGCCTTACGGTTTTTACCTTTTGGCGAACCACCAGCTGGCGTTACAGGATCCATGTTTGCTGAATCTTCACCAGTTGCTTTTGCTTCGTCAAGTTCTAGATTTTGGTCTAGTTCACTCATTTGACTTCTCCTTTTAACAAGTTTAATTGTCTGTTCTATTTATAAATTTTATTTCTTTAGCGAATTTATAAACTGTTCAAAGATTTGTGCAGCTTTAAACTCTAGTTCTCTAGGGTCACGCTTCGCAATCTCTTTGATCTCCTCTTCGATCTGGTCAAATGTGTTAGCCATAGTCCATGAAGAAGAAGCAACGTCATAGATCCATTCTACGCCTTCCATAACGCCTTTTACAAAAGCATCTGGTGCAGACGGATCAGCAACAATGTCTCCAGCAGTAGCAAGCATAAAGTCGCCTTGGACTTCCATAATGCCTTGGCTGTTCTTTTTCAATGATCCCATACCACGAGAAGAAATTCCTAGATTTGCACCCTCATCAATAAGATTCTTAACGATCTTACCCATGGGAGTGTCCATGATTTTAGCACGACCGACAACGTTGTTACCATCTTCTTTTAGTTCTGTGAACATGTGAGAAACACGGTCAAGGTTGATAGTAGGTCCTGCTGGATGTCCAAGCTCGCCATAGGCACGTTTTGCTTGGACGTAATTTTCGTTGTAACGGTTCATTTCACGCATTAGCGTTTCTCTTGGATAAACACGACCGTTACGGTTCTTGATACCACCTTGCATGATGATACCTTCAATGAAGTAGTTCTTTTTACCGGTTGCTTCGCCAGCTTCGTTTAGCACGTCTTCTGCAATGTATTGAACATCTTCTACGATTTCTTTAATGAGTAATGACATTACATTGCCTCCTTAGCGAATTCAACGATTTGGTCAAAGCCGTCTGCATCAGCGGTCATTCTTTGTACCATAGCGAATTGATTGCTTTCGTTCAGGCTGTCAAATAGTGCTTCAACGGCTTCAGCGATATCCTCAGATGCGCTATTAGCTTCAACTGATTCGTACATAGCACGTTTGAGTAGAGCCTTAGCACCTTTCTCATCGGTCTTGAATGCTTTCATTAAAGCCTTGATGCCGTCTTTTGAATTAGTAGTTGGACCAAGTACGATGTGAATGGCGTCTAGATTAACTTTCTTTGGATCAAAGGCTTCTTTCATTGCCATTTTAGTAGCGGTAGCATACATTACCTCGTCTGCTTTATCACCGTACTTGTCTTTGAAAGAAGACATTTTCTTCTTCATAGACTTGACAATCTCTTCACGCTTTGCATACTGCGCTTTGGTCATCTCTTCTTCTGACATATGTTTTTTAGATTTCTTAGCGCAAGACTCGCCCATGTTTTCACATTCATGGTCTTCGCCTTTGGCGTAAGATTCGCCACAGTCAGGACACTCGATTTGACGTGCTTCTTCGTATACAGCCGCATCGTCTTCATGGTCAGCTTTACGTTTTGCTTTCTTAGCATTAGACGTAAATTGATCTTCTTTAGCGACAGGATGATCTTTCTTATCAACCACATGCTTGTCTACAAAGTTTTGCTCATCTTCAGACTTGATCTTATCGACCGTCTCTTTGAGCGATTCCTTAAAACTCTTCATGTCTCCGTTCCTATTATTCTGATTCTAAATCTGGTTCTGATACGGAGTATTCTTCTGACTCTGACTGGTCAAGGGGCAATTCCATTTGCGCTTCGCTTCCATACATAGAATCGAATTTGGCACCTAGAGCCGCTTCTACTTTTCCTGCCATAATGTCACTGAAGGTCGCCTCAAAGCCATTTGCATCTTTACTATGCGCTTGCTTAATCATATCTTTAATAGACATAGTGTAACTCCTATATTATTCATAATTGTATTTATTAAAATCCATTACCGTCTTCTGGATCGTCTTCGGGTTCTTCTTCCTTCTCGACTTCAATCTGTTTATTAATCTCTTCGATTTCGTCTTCGGTCATAAATAGAACTTTCTTACGGATCCATTCTTTAGAGAAGTATTCGCCTTTATACTCATCAATATCACGTAGAATTTGTAGGCGATTCTGAAGCATTTCAGATTCTTTCAACTCTTCAAAGTGGTTATCGATCATAAAGTCATAGCGAAGGTTCGCTTGAATTTGTGTCCACTCTTCTGGAGCAATAACGCCTTTAAGTATAAGTTGCTTCTCTAGAATCTTGTCAAATAGTATAGAGAATCTTGCACGTAGTCTACGGACAAACTTAGCGAACTTAATTTCATCACGGCTAATCTCAGATGCACGACCTAAAGAAAATCCTGAGTCACTTTCCATACGAGAGATTGGCACGTTCAATGCTTTATATAGTCTCTTCTGAAAGTATAATACATCTTCCATCTCGCCCAAGTTTTGTCCACCTGGTAGAGTTGTGATTTCAGTACCACGTCCACCTTCACGGCGAGGGAGCCAGAAATCATCAGTCATACTCATATGTCTACGGTCATCTTTTACTTCGCCAGAAGACATATCATAAATGAGACGGTTCTTATGTTTTGTCATCATATCACGTAAGTATTGCTCTGCTTTCATTTTAGGCAAGTTACCAACGTCAATATAGAATACTCGTCTTTCAGGCGCACGTGAAATACGGTAGATTACAACAGCATCTTCCATCATGCGCAACTGGTTCAATGGCTTGATTGCTTTATGCAAGTGCGAAAGAACCAGTGTGTTATTTTCATTTAGTACGCCAGAGTTACAGCTAATGATAGAGTCTTTAGCAATTCTTAGTCCAGTGGCGTTACTGTTACCAACGTCATAGCCCTGTACAGCACCAGCAGTGTTGTTAAAGCCTTTGTCGTTGTAGATGTAATACTCGTTTTTGATGCGCTTTAGAATACCAGCGTTACCGTTAGTATTTGTACGCTCTTTGTCAAATTCACGAATCTTACGTAATTTTCTTGGATCGACATAGCGCAACTCTTGAATACCTTTCTTGGGTTGCTTTTCGTCAATCATAACGTGGTAGTTGATGCGACCGTCTACGTACCATTTTTGTACAATGTCGTAGCCCGTATTAGAGAAATCTAATAGACGTAGTGTGTTATCAAACTCTTCACGAATCTTTTTCTTAATGTTGTCAGGTAGGTCTAGGTCATCAGTTACACACTCGACCGGTTTCTGGTCAAATGTAATATTGACTGTCTCGTTGATAATATCATCAACAGCCTGTTGTACTTCTGGTTGCTGTAGCATTGTACGGTAACGTTGTACAAGCTCCGCTTCTGATTTTGCAGTACCTTCTAAGTCAATAAAACTAGAGACCGCTCCACCTGTAGCGGCAACGTTAACAGCGCCATCATCGTTGTTTGGCTCAGCAAACGAACGTATGTTAGCATTATCTTCCTGCTTACGTTTTATCTCAAATCCAAATAATTCCATACTTTATCCTCTAGTTAAAGAGGGGCTATACACCCCTCTTATACTTAGTCTACCTGTTAAACGTTGGTGTTGGCGTTGCCAGTTACACCACCGTTAACTTCCCAGTAGTCATACTGGAAGGTAACATCAAAACGTTCAATATCATCAGTAGTACTCCAATCCATTGTGATTGCCGCAATCGAAGTTGGGAACAATCCGTTGAACTGGTAAGTTCTCAATGGAGCACCAGTTTTTGAGAACTGAGTGATCTGTGCTTGAGACTTGTACTGTGATGGAGACGCTGAAGCCGCTTGACGAATGTTACCTTGGTGCGAGTTAATAGACGCCATCCAAGATTCCATCGCATTGCGAATTAGGAAGTCTTCATCGTTGATAATAGTTACAGTCCACTCTGCGAATGTTCTGTCACCAGCAATTTTTACTTTGCGACCAAAGTAAGGGACTTCGATAGTACCCAGAGTTGCCTCTGGGATTGCTGCCGCTTGTACCATGAATGGTGTCTTTAAGTCTGCGATTCCGTTTACAGGGTTCGTGATCTGTACTTGGAAAAGAGACGCTTTAGCACCGCCAAAAGTCAATTGACTCTTGATCTCGTTAATGTTGAAAGCCATGTGCTTTTCTCCTCTTTACTCTATTTATTGACCAACGATTTCGCTGAATTCTACACCGGTACGAACAGCTACGAAGTTCAACTGGATGAAGTTGATAGAACGTGCTGGCTTGATGTAAATGTCACCTACAAAGCGGTTTGTATCAATTACTTCTGGAGTGTTGTTAGATTCATCTGCAACAACTTTGAAGTCGTAGATACCACGGCGACCTTGTACGTCACGTAGGAACGGTTCAACCATGTTACGGAACTGGGCACGTGTAAACTCATCGTTGAATTCGAATAGCATTGCTTTAGAAGCAGTAGCGATTGATTTCTCTAGTACGATGAATAGACGACGGACGTTGATTCGGTCGAATGCAGATGCTTTATTAGCAAAAGTCTTATCGCCAAATAGTACAGTGCCTTGACCAGGTTGAGTAACAACAGGGTTTAGACCTTTCTTGTACAATGCGTCACGGTGCGCTAGTGGTGGGTTGTAGGTAAGTTTAACGATGTTCTTAACGATACCACGAGAGTAACCTGCAGGTGAGAACCAAGGGTCACGTTGATCGTCAGTGCGTACACACATACCAGCGATATCACCGTTTAGAGGTGTGTTGATGTAACGGTCGTTGTACTTGTCGTAACGGTATTTGTAACCAGTATCGTATACAGCGTAAGTAGAACGTGTACCAGAAGTAGAAACAGAAGCCGCAGTTGGACCAGTAAGATTAGTCAAGATTGTGTTAGTGTCTGCAATACCAACTACTAGTTCTCTAGCAGGTGAAACAAATGCAACACAGTCTTTACGTGAATCTGCAATGTCAGTGATGTAGTTGCCTAGTCCAGTGTAAGCTGTACCTGCTTCGCCACGTGCTTTACCTTGCATGATAAGTGAAACATCAACTTCTTCTGGATTTTTGAATAGATCGTAGCCTTGCTGCACATCGCCTAGAGCGATAGCGTCTTCGCTTGAACCGTCGGAGCCACCAGTCAATGTCGCAGGTTCACTCATTGTAGCAATGTTTCCTGTATCTGATAGGCTTAGGTATGATGAACTATTTTCGATAACATCCATGATGTAGTTGTTGTTGCCTTGATCGTTGCGAGAACCAGCAACAAGAGATACGTTTTCAAAACGCTCTAGTACAGTAGTTTGCTCTGAAGTGCCCTTAACGCCTGAGATAGTGCCGTTAATGTCATCAGCAACAACGATGTGGAAGTTACCATCTTCAGGTGCGTAATCAAATCCTAGATCATCCACAGCCCAGTGAGCGGCGTCAATGATTTGAATGCTGATTGCGTTACCCATTGCGCCTGGGTACTTAGCTGAAAAGTCTTCTACAGCAGTATCAGCAGCTCCAGAAGCTTTGCTGCCGTCAGATACACGTACTACGTATAGTGCGTCACTGTAGGCTAGGAAGTCAGCCGCTGTGAAGAAAGTTTCTTCGTTAAAATTTACTACGGGTTTGCCGAATCGTCTTGCTAGTTCTACTTCTGAAGTAACAAGAACACGCTCACCTACAGGTCCCCATCTGAAGACGCCTGCAATTGCGCCCTCGGTGGATGATGTTGCTGGAACAACCGTTGATAGGTCGATCTCAGAAACATTAACTCCCGGACTTACTTGAAAAGCCATGTCATTTCTCCTTGTCTATTATGATTTATAGATTTCAAATCTTTTGTCTGTATTATTTATAATTTTGCCAATTTAGTAGTTAAACCAACCGGGAGTATGTTCTATTGGATGTTCGTCAAGTATGTCATCTGTATTAAAGCCTATAGGCAATAAGCTCTCCATTAGGTCATCTTCATTTCGTTGCTTCAATTGCATCATGGTGTTAATATCAGTTATCTCTTTGAAGAAGGTCTGATCGGTTAGCCAACCAAACAATACTAGACCCATAACGAGATCGTCATGGCATCCAGATTCAGCTTCGTATGAATTTCCTTTCCGAGAGAATGTTGATAGTTCATTAATAGTGAAAAAGTCATTTATAATCAGTTGGTCTTGTTCTACCATCAGTTTTAACATATTGCATCCAATAGCCTTAACTGACTTAGTTGTACGGATTCCTTTATCCACGTTCTTACCGAACCCACCAGATATTCTTTTACCAGAACGCCCAGCAGACTCAGTAAAGAGTAACGTTTCTACTTCATAGTCAAAGTGAAGTATCTCGGATACTTGTTCACCTATATCGTTTACTTCAACCAGTGTGTATGCATCATTAAACATTTTGATCACCGAGTGAAGTACTTCCGCATAGTCGATAGGAGTTATCATATTATCTCTAAATGTCGCAACTTGTCTGTACGGCATTTTAGATACGTCCATTACTTGGAACGCTGAATAATCCAGACCCTTACCTCTCGACACATCTACTATTACTATGTATGTTTTCTCTTTGCTGGGATACTCAAATATGCGTAGATTTTCACGCTCTGCTAATGGATCACGGAACACAAGAGACTTGAGTTTATTACCTTCGATTAGTGTACCAGACGATCCGAGGAACTCACATTCAAATTCTTGAGCGAATTTCTGATAGTCGTAGTCCATAGCAGATAGAGTTTCTTCTTTCCACTTTTCGTCACGACCAGGAACATCATACCACATTACTTCTAAGAACTGATAACCATTCTTACCTTCTCTTGCGCCCTCACATGTCTTATAGAAGTGATTTAGCCCGTTTGGTGTACTAGTGAAAAGAATCTTAGTTGTGTTACCAGAAGAGATTGTCGGGAATACAGAAGCAAAGAACTCATCCCAGTTTTCTACGAATGCAGTCTCATCAATATATAGGAAAGAGATAGACTTACCACGAATGGCACTTGAAGATGTAGCACCAGCGATAATCTTACAGCCGTTCTCGAATTCTACAGAACCTTTGTTCCATTCTTGTACACCTTGCTGTAGCCACTTAGGTAGTGCTTCGTATGCAATCTTAATACGGTCAAGTATCTCACGTGCGGCATCACCTTTGTTTGCGAGTAGTGCAACAGTCTTGTGGTCGTTAAATAGAACGTAGTGAAGAATAACAGCAACAGCGGTAGTGGTCTTACCAGCTTGTCGAGAAGTGTTCACAGCCATACGTCTGTTGGTTGTGATAGTCTTGATGATTTCTTTCTGATACTCGTACAAACGAATTGGAATCAGTCCATGGTCTACATGCACGATTTGGATGTACTTCTCAGCAAAATAAATGGGATCGTTAGCACACTTGATATACTCCTGAATCATCTCTGGAGTAAACTCTATGGGCATGCCTTTGCGTTTTAGGTTTGGGTTACCTAAATAACCTTTATCAAGTGGATTCATTGTTTCGCAGGTCCTTCAACATCTGTTGTAGTTCAGAAGTGGATCCGACGAATAAGTTGTTGTTGGTAACGTTTTTACTATCACCCTCTTGACTAGTCTTTACCGCTTCTGCTTTCTTTTCGCTCATGCTAACAAGGTCTTTGTTAGCATCAACCAGCGTCTTCATTATTGTAGATACGACTTCGTATGCACGTGGGTGTTCACTCGCTTTCGCAAGGTCAAGCATATCTTCAAGCGCCTTAGAACCAGTCTCAATCACGTTATAGAAATTTTCTCTAGCGTATTGATAATCTTGTTCTGCTTGATTTTCCTTGTCAATATTAGCTAGAGATGGCGTTGTCTGTCTACTAACAGGCATAATCTCCACCTCTGCTTCAATGGGATCAAGTCCCAAAGATTTTGCTATTTCATCAGCCATCTTCTACCACCACTACATAGTTCCAATCATCGTCTATATTTATATCAAGATAGCTTACCGTCTCGTTTATATCTGTAGTAGGCAAGCCTTCGGCTGTTTTACCAGGTTGAACTGTAGTGCTAGAATCTGCTTGTGTTCCTTCGATAGGCATAGTAATATTAGACTGTACAAACTTAATCACTTTCTTCTCTTGCGCTGGACCAAAGTAGTAGCCACGCAATGTAAAGTTAAGGGTGTGAATAAGCGCACGGCGAGATAGGAAGTCTCCGTCATACGTGTCCTCAGTAGATACGCTATTGAGGACAATTGGAATATCAAGATACAAATCCAAATCGTCAATAAGTTTTACTGAAGGAGTAACTTCAGGTTTGAAGAAGGGTAGTATTTGTTCTAGAATACGTGTAGCATCTTCATTATACTTACACATAATGTTTAGTTCAAACTCAATATCGTAAGGTGCGGGAGAGTACCTAGTCATGAGTCTGTTATTGTCTAGTGGGCTACCCTTAGAGTATTTCTGTAGAGAACCTACTTTTCGCTCAGGCGAGTAGTTCATAGAAGTGATTTCAAATGACATGCGTGGCAAAGTCATTGCTGGCGCATTTAAGTCTGGATCACCCTCTAGACGTGCTAGAATCTTTTGCATTGGTGCATAGTTAATAGGCACCTTCATCTTTGAGAAAGTACCAGAAGCCGTTTTGCGCTCAATCTGGATATCATTGAAAAGCGTACCAAATACAGCCACATAACGTCTAGTAGTTTCGTTGTAGAAATGTTGACCGTACATTAGAATAAGTCCTCACCAAATGGATTTTGCTCTGAGAAGTCTAGAATATTGTCAGCTTCGCCTTGAATGGTTTCGTTATCAGCCAGTTCATCGTACAATTCTAGATGGTCAATCTTAGACGGTAGCACATCGATACGTGCGCCCATGTAGTCGTTGTCCATGTTCATGTAGTACCAGGAGTCTTCTGTTGTAGGGCTCCACTGTACATATGCACCCTCTTCTCCAGCAGTGCCTACAGTCTCTATAGTAGCGTAGGTACCAATCTCCGCTCTAGTCTCAGCAGACTTGATTATCAAAGGGTACCCTGAGTTGGAAGCGTCTGATTGATCAAAGAGATAAGTCTGACCAGCATACACATCGATTTGTGGTTGAGTGTAAACGTCCATATCGCCTTCAAGCTGGACAGTGTAAACACCGTTCTCGACTTTCACAAAGTAGCGTTGTGCATCTACAGGCACAAAGTTATCGTAGCCAAGTTGATCGTAGTAGTCATCGATGAAGTCTTGACCAGTTCTGAATCTTTCGCCACTGTACTCGAACAATTCACATCGTAGGTCATATGTCTGCAATGAGCCCATCTGATAGAAGATTGCTTCATGCTCAACATGCATAACTTCAAAGAATTTGTTATTAAGCGGGAAGTAGATTAGATCGCCTTCGTTAGGACGTACCTGTTCACTATGAGCACCCACTTCAGCATCGAAAGTGCGAATAGCAACAGTCAGTGTCATACTGTCACGAATCTGTAGACCAAACTTAGATAGGAAGTCGCCTTCACCTTCAAAGCCATCAACGTTCTTGATATACATCTCAACATTGTAGGCATCGTCAAAGATACTGAGGGTGTCTTCGTTAAAGATTTCGTCTTTATTTGAAATAGTACGTGGCAAGTACCATGTATCTACGCCATAGATACGAATCGACTCAATGACCAAATCCTCAATAAGATTTTGTTCCATTGAGTTACTAAAATTTTCAAAGTAGAAATTTTTTCCCACGGTATCATCCTATCATGTCCATTACAGGCAGAGAATATGAAGTGATCATATCTTCCTCTAGCCTCTGAATTTCGTCTCTTGCATCGTTTAGAATCTGTTCGCCATTGAACTGAACGTTGCCTGGTAGAGACATGCCTACGAACTTAGTTAAGTTGCTACCCCATTGATACTTAATTTTAGCAGTAGCATAGTTCTGTAACCAACGATCTTTCCATACATCTTTGTACACTTCGGGGTTGACAATTTGGTAACATTCTAGTACAATGACTTGTCCAACAGAAATATTCTCCCAACTAGTATCGATGTGTAATC